AAATCGTTAGCTCATCATGAAGATTATGACAAACCTTTAGACGTAGTATGGCTATGTCAGCCATGCCATAAACAAAGGCATAAAGAAATAAATAGATTGATGTTTGCACGCCTAGCCGGTAGTGGCGAGTAACACCGGCAGCAGGGGCCAGATTCTCCTTCATGTATTCTCGAACTGGTGACCCTGCACTACTAGGAGGAATTATGAAAGACAAATCAATATATAACGTTTGTCCTGTTTGTGGATTGCCAAGAGGAAAAGGGCCACATGAATTTGCACATGGGCCTTGCCTTGAGCAAAGAGCAAAAACAGATGGAAAAGAATTAATGTATCCAGGCCATGAAAAAGTGGGTCATATTACAGTTGAGCAAAGAGAAAAAGGACGGAGAGATAATGTTGCAAAAAAATATAAAGCAGGAAAATTACCTATATGGATGTTTAGTTAAAGGATAAAAATGGAATTGTTAGACTATTTGATTAAAAACCACGGTTTCAAGAATGATCGTGCTATTGCTCTGCATATGAAGATCGGTATCTCTACGCTGTCAAAGATTCGCAATAAGAAGATAGTCCCGTCAGCAGAGATTATCCTGCGCGTACATGAGACTTTTGGCATTGATGTCAAAAAGATTAGGCAGCTATGCGTTGGGGAATGATCTTAATCGTGGTTGTTGCGTCTATACCTGGCATTGGTTTAGCTGTGATGAATAGGATGCAGCACGAATATCATCGCGGATTCACTGAAGGTGTCGCGTCAGTAACATCACCCGATATTGATAAACAGTGCGTAGGCTGGATGTTCGAGTCTAACTTTAGAGATGCAAAGAAAAGGATATGCAAATGACATGGACATCACTAGAGTTAGATGTTGTTAGATGGGCAGAAGCTCGCGGAATTATTCCTAATGCTGAAGCCAGCACTCAGCTAATGAAAACAGTTAGTGAGCTAGGTGAGCTATGCGACGCTGAGATTAAAAATGACCCGTTGCAAATCAAAGATGGTGTCGGTGATGTACTGGTCACACTAATAATTTACTGCGCCATCAAAGACATCTCTATTGTTCATTGTTTGCAAGATGCCTATGCGGAGATTAAAGATCGTAAAGGCTTTCTAAATTCTAATGGAGTATTCGTCAAAGATGAATGAGATGAAATACAACACAAAGCCATCAGAAATAAGAATGGCTAAGTTACTCAAAATCCTTGAGACACCATCAACATACACGGAGATAGAAAAGCAGTTCTTTATCTCTAACAAGTGGATGAAGGGCTACATCAAGCATTTACGCAAGATCAAGCTAGTCTATATTGATAGCTGGATAAAAGAGCAGAAAGAGATAAAAGAAGTCTATGTGCCTGTGTTTTGCATTGGCAACTATAACGATGCTGCTAGACCTGCGCCTCTTACGTCAAAGGAAAGAGCGCAGTTAGCTAGGAATAGACTTAACCAAGATTTAGATAAGAAAGACCTGCATTTAGCTAAACGCAGGGCCAGACTTATGCCGGTCAAAGCAGATTGGACGTCGAGCTGGATTAAACCTCGATCACCTGTCCCCGAAAGCACACAAGACCTTTATCCTCATCAATGACCTCTAACATCTCCGGAGGCAGTAACTTGCCTTCGTAGAATGTCAGCACCACAAAGCCGCTTCTGTGGTTTCTAGTACCGTCCTCTGTATATTCAAATTGAGCGCCCCATACATCGGCTAGAGAGCCTGTATCGACACCGTAGCGAGTACCTGTCAGATCAGTCCAGGGAGTGACTTTAAGAGAGTGTAGATGACCATTGATTGTAGACACGCCAGACTTAACAACAGCGTTATAAGCAGCATGAACTCCGTTGTAATTCCTGTGTTTGATCTGAGTATGGTCATTTATCATCACCGAAGTTGAGAACTTCCAGCGTGGGAAGTGATCCGTCAAGTTCATGCCGTGGATGCCCTCAAACTCTGGCGCCTGTGATGATAATCGGCTATTCCAGCGAATGTCGTGATTGCCCCAAGTCCAATGCAGCTTGGCATTACCAGAAGCGTCCTCGATCTCACAGATACGATCCCTGCAAGCCTCTAGCTCCTGCTTAACGCTAGGTCTAGCTTCCCAACCTGTTCGTGGATGACGAGAGATATTAGCCCCGTCAAACGCATCACCATTCATAATGACCATCTTAGGGTTTAGCTCTTTAACAGCTACTACAAAGGCTCTGTGAGCTGTAGAGATGATGCCTGGCCAGTAGTGAGCATCTGAGCCAACGATAACAACGCCTGATTCCAATCCAACATTAACTCGAACTCCGTTAGCTGGCAAAGTTATATTGAAATCAGGGCTGTTTTTAGCAGTAGCAAGCAATTGGATGCCTTGCCGCTTTTCGATGTCTCTACGCTTGCGATTAACGAATCTGTGGTTAATGCCTAGAATATCAGCTACCTTAGTAACTGAGCCGCATGAGTTCCATGCCGCTATAAATTCCTCATCTGTGACGTGGTGAGTCATTATGACACCTGCCTTTTAAATTCACCGCACCATTCGGTAACAGAAGTAATAGGAAAAAAGCTATCAAACTCATCGTCACCAAGATAGATTGTCTTAGGTGGAAACCGTCTGCAAATACCAACATCCTCATTTTTCTCACGTTCAAAAAATGAACAACTTTGGCACATCGGCATACAGTCAGCAGGTATTTTCTTAGTAACCATACATTGCTCTTTCATCTTTACGACGATTAACTAAACCCTTGAGAACCTTATTACCGCCTCGTGTATATTTCATGAATTCACTACCAGCACCCTCAAAGTCACCACGGTTGTGTTTTTGGCGCAACGTACTACGCTGTAATGTACCTAGCCCTACATTAAAGCTAAAACTGACGAGAGCATCGAATTGCCCTTGAGTAATAAGACCAGGGCAATAACGTAGTACACCTCGCTCAAAACGCTGCAAATCTGTTTTAAGAATCGCATCTACCTCGTCCTTAGTAAACTGTCTAAAGTCCTCAACACGCAGCCCTATAGAGCCTCTTATGGCCACTGGCAATAATCCCTGTTTGGGATATAAAACATGACCAACGCCGACAGTCCATAGACCAGCAGGGCAAAGATATGGCTTATATCTAACACCCTCGTGGTGCTTGATTGTCTGAATAGCTTTATCGCTTACTTTCATTTCTTGCTAAACGCCTGTGTGCCGAACCAGAACGAAATTACAGAAGCCCAAATCGTCTGTGTATCATCATCCCAAACCAGCGCCATCATCTCTTTAAACGGAGCATCTTGCGTCCAGGCATACCAAACACCAGCAATGTCAATAGCAACCAAAAGCAGGAATAGACCGTAAGTAATCGTAGGCCGAACCATAGCGCGAGCATTAATCACCCACTGGCTAGCACCTTTGCCTATCTCAATGTCGTGAGAATACAACGCTATACGTTCATCTGCTTGCGTCTGGATACCAATCTGCTCTGTCTTAATATCCTCAATATGCGCTTGAGCCTCAAAACCCTTGTTAGCCATCTCTAGCTGCTGCGTCATCTGCAATTGAGCAAGTGCTAATTCATGCTTCTTGTCTTGTTTATCTTGAAAGAAGTCTAGTATTTTAGGCAAGCCACCAGATAAAAAAGAGATTAGCGTAGTAATTAAGGTCATCATTAGTCTTTACCCCCGTTTTTAAACATCCACCATATTGCATACATTACGAAACTACTAATAGAAACGCCAAGCACCACAGCTAACCATTCCTGAATATTTTGTATTTTTTGCTCTTTCTTGCGACGTATTTCAGCCAAGCGTATACGCTCCTCGCGCTCTGCATCTTCGATCTCTTGTTTACGTTCTAGGATAATTGCATCTCGACGCTGGCACATCTCGTCATAAAGACCTGATTCCTGGCTACCATAGATTAGAGCCTCTTTAAGCTCTTTTTCTAGCCGGATCATCTCTCTACTTGCGAATGTAGCTTCTAACGCCTCTGCGGTAGCACTACGCTGCGGAGAGCCGCTTTTAACGGACTCTAGCTTCTGCTTTTTTTGCTCGATAACAGCAAGCTCAACTTCTGTTTGCTTATCGAAGAATGTTGCTATGTCGTGATAGCAATCTTGAATTTCGTGACCTAATGATATTAGCTCTTTAACTCCGGCTACAGCAGTCTTAGCGATAGCAATCGCTGCGCCGATAGTTATGGGATCCATTTATCCACCAAATATTTTCTTAACACTCATGGTAATAACGGAACCTAAAGCACCAGCAGCAAATACAATCATGTAAATGCCACCTTTGCCCTGATTGAGCATAGCCGTTACATCGGCCATCTCTTTGCGGAGTAAATGAATCTCAGCCGTTAATGTCTTAACATCTGCTTGTAATGCTCCAAATTCTTGCGGATTGATGTCTGACATAATTTACACCCACCAAATATTAATTTGACCTCTGCCACCTATAAACGTGGTTCCTGTAGTAGAAGAACCACATCCCGCGCCACCACCAGGAATAGCACCATTTGCGCCAGTAACACCCAAAGTACCTGAACCGCCTCTTGGAGCGCTACCGCCAGCACTAAATGAAGGAACACTAGCATTAGCTGGTTGTGCGCCACCATTACCGCCAACTATATTAATAGTTCCACCTGCTGCCGTACCGCCAGCCGCCAATCCAGCGCCACCAGTAAGTCCACCTGTACCGCCAGATGCAGAAATTGTGGAAAATGTACTTGTTCCCCCATCACCACCTGGAGTTCCGCTAGTAGTACCACCTGCACCAACAGTAGCGGTTATAGTTCCGGCAGGAGTTGTACTAAACCACCCTGCTGCATACCCACCAGCACCTGCTGCTGTGCTTTGAGTCGCTCCACCACCACCACCCCAACATTCAACATAAACTCTAAATACGCCAGCAGGTACAGTAAATGTATTAGAACCAGACGTATAAACTACTGAATTATTGCCAGCCAAACGATTAAGAAGAAACGCAGTGCCAGTAGATTGAATTAGCCAAATGTCACCAGGATTACAGACAGCAGTTGTTGCACCACCAATAAGCTCAG